CTCGTGTATAACTTAGGAGAGTCACCATGCGTTTTCGCGTTGTAGTTGAATATCTAGATTTCGATCTAAATACCCGCTATCACGTGTTTACGTCCGGTAAGGACATTTCGTTCTTCCGGTTAGTGCTCCTCTCCTTGGGTTATACTGCGAGAGACCTTGAGCTTATTTTCCATGACTTTCGTCGATGGAATGATGGGCTTGCTACCCATCTTGATAAGCTTTTAGGTACCGGGTCTAATCGACCCCTCTCTCTGGTGGACAATAATGCCCGCCAGGGGACTGTAGGACCTACCGATGGCATACGATAGAAGGGAATATGTCCGCAATACTCGGATTCGTTGGCGATCGGCCCCGACTCCCTGCGCTGCTACATGGCCTCTCAACGAGGTCGTGAATCAGCAATGGGTTTCGTGGCAAGTCGGCCAAGACCGGATATTGGAGGAAAAGTTCCCTAACTGGCGTCATGCTATCGAACGGGGTAATCCCGCAACTACCACACGAGTGGTGGCCGAGCAAGGGGTAACCTTCGTTCCAGGTGAATATCATTACCTGTTACGCTGTTTACCTTCTAACTCTACTGCGCATTACCAGCTGTTTGGTGACCTCTCAGAGTTTGACTCTGATATCACTACGCAGCCAGCACCGTTAGTTCTTACAATTTCCTCGAAAGCCGAAGCGCAGGCACTCCAAAATTTCATCGGTTCCGCTCGGCAAGCCGTTGGTTCCTTTAAAGGAGCAACGTTCCTTGCAGAGCTTAACGATGTCATTAGGGGGATCCGCAATCCTGCTCGTGGGATACGTGACCTCTTGGACACGTATCACACGAAGGCTCGTCGCAATGCTCGTAAAGCAGCGCGAGGTGCCTCCTTGCCACGTAACGGTAGCGAATGGCGTGACTTCGAAAGAAGTAACCCCAGGCGCGCACGTGACGTGAATAGGGCCCTGTCCGACTCCTGGCTCGAATACCAGTTTGGGGCTTTACCTCTTGGCAATGACGTCGCTGACGCCATTGACAGCGGAGTGCGGCTTTATCACCGCCCTCCTCGTGTCCGTGTAAACGGCTACGGAAGTGAAGTTTCCTCTGGTAGCGGTCTAGGTACTCGTAATACAGGTGACATACTTGTGCAGTTCGAGACTATCGTCTCCTCTGCATGTTCTGTCAAGTTTTGCGGTGCCGTTAAGTTGAACGCTTGTTCTCCTGCCAGTTCGATGAGACAAGAATTTGGTCTAACGACCAATGACTTTCTCCCGGCTGTTTGGGAAGCAATCCCGTTCAGCTTCTTAGTGGACTATTTTACCAATGTTGGTAACATAGTAGAGGCATGGTCTTTCCCGCACTCGTCTATAGTTTATGCATCTCGAACTGTCCGTTGGGAAAACGGTCGCGACATGAGTCGCTTCAGTTACCGAATGGCCAGTTCGACTGCAACTATACGACGTGAGCTGGTTAGCTTTGTGCCTTCTTCGTTCAAAACATGGCGGAAACAGGTTCATCGCACTCCATATACCGGCTCTTGGGTTCCAAGTCTCAGGTTTGAAATACCTGGCACGAAGAACTACAAGAAATGGTTAAATATGGGGGCTTTGGCCAGTCTTCGTCTTCTTTAACACATCTGAGGATACGCTCATATGAGCTTCAGTCCAAGTTCGCCGGTAACTGGTGGGGCCCAAACAGGCCTTACCAGCCCGACGTACACTCTCTCAGCGGATATCGCACCTGCTGCCCATGGCAAGCAGTATGCGGTCACTGCGCTGGGAGGCACCCAGACCGGGGTTGAAGTGCATAGCATTTCAAACCCGTTCACGATCACGATGTTCAAAGTGGCTTCGCCAAAAGCGTCGCCTGCTGCGAACCCGTCGACCGGGGTGATCTACAATAATCCTCGTAATTCTACGAAGGTTATTGTCCGTAAGGGCGTTGACATCGCCAGTGGCCAGGCCAAGCAGGTTGCCGTGTTCACTTTGAACATGGACATCCCTGCCGGAGCTGACGTCGCTGACGCTGAAAGCGTCCGTGCGGCTCTCAGTCTGTTGTTTGGGACCCTGTCCGCCTCATCGGCGGCGATCGGTGATGTTCCGATCCAGAATGTGCTTTGAGGCACATATGGAAAAGTTCTCATCGAAAGATCTCATACAGCGTCTTATCTGGACGTTAGTCGGGTATTTCGCGAGCCTTTACGGCATCGTGAATCTCCCGGGTTTCGCCATGTAAGGTTCAGACTGAAGGAGGTAAGTGTATGTCTGGCGTTAGCCGGCAAACTCTTCTCGCCCATCTTCAGACAGACCTGATACGGTTTGACTCTGTGGACAAAAAAAGTCCCTTCGTCTCTCCGCAGGAGGTAGCTGCAACACAGCTTCGTGAGAGCATCTTCAAGAAATTTGAAGATCCTAACCCACGGGCTGATGCCAAGGCTATCTCTAAGTTCCTCCTTATCAATGATAAGGCCGGGACTTTCAAACCCGTCGTTCACCACAGTTGGTTTGACGAAAATATTGGCGATCTCAAAAGGATCGTTGATAATTTTCTTCACCCCAATGGACACCTGCTGGCCGGTTCCTTTCACGACATGTTTTTACATGGCGAGTTGGGTTCCGGTGCTAGTATCCGTGGTGGAGGGGGAGACTTCTACACAAAGATGTTCTCCTCTGAGTTATCGACGACTAGTCTGGCTCTGTACTCATCGTACAGATCGAGTATTAAGGATCTACCGGCATGGAGTGAAGCCGAAAGCTTCAGGTTCTCCAAGTCGCATGGTCCTCGACTCGTTGAAGGTAATCGCTTATCTTGTGTGCCCAAGAACGTGGACATCTCCCGCACAATCTGCACTGAGCCCACACTAAACATGTGGTATCAGCTCGGATTGGGCAACATGTTGCGAGATCGCTTAAGAGAATTCTTCGGAATTAACTTAGCGAATGTCGCAGACGTGAATAGGAGATTGGCGTATCAGGGGAGTTTGGATAGCTCGGAGATGTCTATGTCTACTATAGACCTAGAGTCTGCGAGTGATTCCATCTCTCTTGGACTTTGTGATTGGTTGTTCCCGCAATGGTTCAGCCAGTTATTAAGGGATCTCAGGTCTCCTCTTTGTAGGATGCCTGATGGTACTACGCTAGCTTTGAATATGGTGTCAACGATGGGTAATGGTTTTACATTTCCATTGCAGACATTCATTTTCTCAGCTGTCGTCTGTTCAGTCTACCGGGAAATGGGTATCCCCCTATCCCGGGTCGACGCCGAAAAGCCGAACTGGAGTGTCTTTGGCGATGACATAGTTGTTTGCCGAAAAGCATACAGCCGTGTCTGTCAAGTACTCTCCATACTAGGTTTTACGGTAAATGAACAGAAGTCCTTTAGTGAAGGACCGTTCCGAGAGTCTTGTGGGTATGACCTGTTCAAGGGTCATATGGTTCGTGGCGTTTATTTAAAACGCCTTGAATGTCCACAGGATACTTTCGTCGCCTTCAACAAGCTTGTCCGCTGGTCCGCGCTCCATAAGATAGCTCTTAATGGAACGCTGCAGTACCTGCTCAGAAAGGCGCCATTTAATGTGGTTCCTTTCTGGGAAGCGGATGATGCGGGCTTCAAAGTCCCTGATTGGTGGCCAGCTGTCCGGAAGCTTAAGCGAGGCGACATGTATCGCTACAAGGCGTACGTGCCGAAACTCGGTAAGCTCCGTCTGGCTGACACTGCCATCGGGGTTCCACGAAGCCTCCGCCGTAGACTCTACAACCCTTCGGGGCTGTTAGTTTCTATAGCTAGAGGCGATTGGACCCGCGGAACCATGGTCACTAGGCTTAGTGGCCGTCGTTCCTCGGTTCAAGTCCGTAGGTATGCCCATTCGTGGGATATACCGCCGGACACGCGCATTATCTCCTCTTGGATCAGAACGCAGTACTTTAATTGGTACGGCGAGCTCCGATCTAAGTTGAGTACGCGTGAAGCGATCGACCCCATTGCAGGGTCGGTTGAAGGGAAGCAGTGTGAATCTGCTTTCCGCGAACTACCGACTTGGTAGTAAGCGGATCC